TATTATCTATCGCTGAAAGTACTATTATTAAAGCTAAAGCAATGGATAAAGATGTACCTGTAACAATTATATGGGATTCAGTTGCAGCAACATCTCCTAAAGCAGAGTTAACAGGAGATTATGAAAAAGAATCAATAGGTTTGCAAGCAAGAGCAATATCAAAAGGAATGAGAAAGATAACTGGAATTATTGCAAATGAGAAAGTTTTGTTTGTATGTTTAAATCAAATTAGAAATAAAATAGGTGTTATGTATGGTGATCCCACAACTACGCCAGGAGGTGTATCAATACCATTTCATTCATCTGTAAGAATTAAACTAGGTGCAGGACAACCAATTGTTGATAATGATAAAAACACAATTGGTATTAATGTATCTGCAAAAACAATTAAAAACAAAGTATCAGCACCTTTTAGATCTGTTGATTTTGAGATTCATTTTGGAAAAGGAATAATTGAGCATGAGCAGATTTTTGATGAGTTAAGAAAAGTAGGTGAAAAAACAATTGGTGAATATACTATTTCAATAGGAGGACAAGGTGCTTGGAAACAGTTATTTGTTCATGATTTAAATGGTGTTGTAATTATAGATAAAAAGTTTTATAAGAGTGATTTTGCAAATGTGATGCAAGATGAGCAATATAAAAAATATATTGATTTGTTAATTGAAGAAGTTTATACTAAAAAATCATTTGATGTTTCAGATATGAATATTGATGCTGAAAGTTATTCAGATGTTGAGGCACTTTCAAATGAATTAATGGATAAGGATGCATATAATGATTTATGAAAAAAGAAATTTATATTGATGGTTTAAATGTTTTTATGCGGCATTTTGCTGCAAATCCAAAAGTTTCATTATTAAACAAACAATGTGGAGGAATAATTGGTTTTTTAAATAATATTGATTATCTTTGTAAAAAATTTAATCCTTTAAAAATAGTTATTGTTTGGGAGGGTGGAGGTTCTACAAGAAGAAGAAATATTGATCATGAGTATAAAGAGGGTAGAAGACCTAAAAAATTAAATAGATATGAAAATTATTATGATTCTGTTTATAATGATAAAAGTAATATTGAAGAATTAGATGATCAATTGCAAGTTTTAATAAAAATTTTATATAAAACACCTATTACACAAATCTATGTTGATGATTGTGAAGCAGATGATATAATATCATATTTAGTTAAAACAAAAAAATCACAAGAAAAAGATATAGAAAAAATAATTGTAACATCTGATAAAGATTATTATCAATTATTAGATAAAAACATAAAAATATGGTCACCAAATAGAAAAATTCTAATTGATTCAGACTTTATAAAACAAGAATATTTAGTATATCCTTATAATTTTATAACAATGAGATGTTTTGATGGTGATATAAATGATGGTTTAAAAGGTGTAAAAGGTGTAGGATTTAAAGTATTATTAAAAAGATTTCCACAATTGATGCAGGACAGCTTTATATCTGTAAATGATATAATTGATGCTTCATTAAAAGAAGTTAATTCTGGAAATAAACTAGGTATCTATAATGAAATATGTACTAATAAAGAGTTAGTACTTAAAAATTGGAAATTAATGTATTTAGATTCAGCGATGTTAAGTGCAGAGCAAATTAAAAAAATAAATTTTCAATATGAAAACAAAGAAAAAACAATAAATAAAATTGAGTTATTAAAGATCCTTAATCGTGAAGGATTAAATGATTTTGATATACATGATTTTTTTACAACATTAAAAATAAATTTAAAGGATTAAATAAATGTCAACAGAGAAAAACTTTTCAAAATTTGGTAAGCCCTTTCAGGAAAAAGTATTTCAAGGTATGCTTACTGATACAATATGGGCTAGTCAAATGATTGAAGTTGTTGATCCAACATATTTTGATTTAAAATATTTATCATTTCTTTGTGAAAAATATTTTTCTTATCATAAGAAATATAGAACATTTCCTACATTGCAAATATTAATAACAATAATCAAAGAAGATTTGCAAAAATCAAGTGATGCTGCATTAAAAGATCAAATTATTGAATATTTGCAAAGAATGCGTTCAAATCCTGACATGGGTGATATTGCATATGTAAAAGATAAATCACTTGAATTTTGCAAACGTCAAGCATTTAAAGATGCTCTTGAAAAATCTGTTGAATTAATTCAAACAGAAAAATATGAATCTGTATTAACAATCATGAAAGAAGCTATTTCTGTTGGCATGCCTAATTCTTCAGGTCATAATTTCTTTGATGACATTGAAGCAAGATTTGTTCAAATCAATAGACAAGTTTGTCCAACTGGTCTTGAAAGACTTGATGCACCTGATATTTTGCGTGGAGGTCTTGGTAGAGGTGAAATTGGTGTAATTACAGCAAATACAGGTGTTGGTAAATCACACTTTTTGGTTGCAATGGGTTGTGCTGCAATGCGTGCAGGTAAAAATGTAATTCACTATACATTTGAACTTTCAGAACATGAAACTGGTAAAAGATATGATTCAAATCTTTGTGGAATACCTTCAAATGAAATAATTGAAAGAAAAAATGAAGTTATTGAAAAATATAAAAATATGAATCTTGGAAAACTAATAATCAAAGAGTATCCTACAGGATCTGCATCAGTTCATACAATTAGAAATCATATTGAAAAATTAACACTTAAAGGTTTTAAACCTAGTCTTGTTGTAATTGATTATGCAGATGTAATGAAATCAACAAGGGAATATGATTCACTTAGACATGAACTAAAATTAATTTATACAGAACTTAGAAATCTTGCAGTAGAATTAAATATTCCTGTTTGGACTGCATCACAAGCAAATAGAGATTCATCAAAATCAGAAGTCGTAGGACTAGAAAACATGTCGGAGGCATATGGAAAAGCTCAGGTTGCTGATATCGTTTTATCAATTTCAAGAAAACCTTTGGAAAAATCTGAAGGAACTGGTAGAATTTTCGTTGCAAAAAATCGAGCCGGTAGAGATGGATTGTTATTTCCAATTAATATTGATACTTCTATGTCAACTTTTGATATATTAGATGAAAAACATTTAACATTAAATGAGGCAGTTCAACAAGATGAAAATGGCATGAAAAACATGCTAAAACAAAAATGGAAGGAAATAAACGTAAAAAATGATTAATATTTGCATGACAAAACAACTAGTTGACTTATTTGAAATTAAAAATCTTAAAAAAGAAGATTATCTACCTGCATATAATGGTGAAAGTGCAGGATTAGATCTATATAATTGCGGTGAAATAACAACAGTTTATCCTTCTATGTATAAACAATCAACATTATCAGATGAAATTAAAACAAGTGCAAATATACCTACAGGATTAAAAATTGATATTCCTCAAGGATATGTTGCTTTAATTAAGGAAAGAGGATCAATAACAAAAACACCTTTAAAAGTTCGTGCAGGTGTAATAGATTCAGGATTTACAGGTGAAATTTTTGTAAATTGCATAAACACTTCATCAGAACCATTTATGATATATAAATATAACAAACTACCTTTTCAGATTATTGTAGTAAAATGTGACAATAAATTTTCAATAGTGTCTGAAGAAGAATATACTAATCTAACTAGTTCCTCAAAAAGAAAAGAGGGTCAAGTCGGTAGTTCAGATTAAAAAAGCATGAGGAATAAAATGTTAAAAGATTATTATGGTATTAAGATTGATTTATCAAAAGATGAAAAACTTACTGAATTTGCTCTTAATTTATTAAAAGATTATTATGTACTTGATTCTGAAAAGTCGCCACAAGAATCATTTGCAAGAGCAGCATTAGCATATTCTTTTGATGATATTGAACTTGCACAAAGAATTTATGAATATGCATCAAAAGGTTGGTTTATGTATTCTTCACCAATTCTTTCAAATGCTTCTTTACCTGGACAAAAAGAAAGAGGCTTACCAATATCATGTTTTCTTTCTTACGTTGAAGATTCAATTGAAGGTCTTATCTCACATAGTGAAGAATTACGTTGGATGTCAATTAAAGGTGGTGGCGTAGGCGGTCACTGGTCAAATGTAAGAAGTAATAGCAAATTGTCACCAGGACCAATGCCTTTTCTTAAAACAGTCGATAGCGACATGACAGCATATCGTCAAGGTAAAACAAGAAAAGGATCATATGCAACTTATATGGATATATCACACCCTGACATTATAGAATTTTTAAATATGCGTTTACCAACAGGTGGTGATGTAAATAGAAAATGTTTTAACTTAAATAATGCAATAAACATAACAGATAAATTTATGAATGCAGTTGTTAAAGATGAACAATGGAATTTAATTGATCCACATGAAAAAAATATACGTGAAACAGTAAGTGCAAGAGATTTATGGGAAAGAATTATTAAAACAAGATTTAGAACAGGTGAACCTTATATTAACTTTATTGATGAAGCAAATAGAAATCTACCAAAATACATGTTAGATAAAGGTTTAAAAATTCATGGATCAAATTTATGTAATGAAATACATTTGCCAACAAATAATGAAAGATCAGCTGTTTGTTGTCTATCATCACTAAATTTAGAAAAATATGATGAATGGAAAGATTCAAATATTGTTGAAGATCTAATTACATTTTTAGATAACGTAATTGAATTTTTTATTAATAATGCACCAAAACAACTTAAAAAAGCAATATTTTCAGCCTCACAAGAAAGAAGTTTAGGATTAGGTACTATGGGCTTTCATAGTTATCTACAATTAAAAAATATTCCTTTTGAATCTGTTCTAGCAAAATCAGTTAATAATCAAATATTTTCTCAGATAAAAGAAAAAGCATTAAAACAAACAACGCTACTTGCGTCATTAAGAGGTGAAGCACCTGATGCAATAGGTCAATGTGTTAGAAATACACATTTACTTGCAATTGCACCAAATGCAAACAGCTCAATTATTTTAGGTTGCTCACCTTCAATTGAACCAAATAAATCAAATGCATATACACATAGAACAAGAGCAGGATCTTATCTTGTTAAAAACATTTATCTTGAAAAAGTTTTAAATGCATATTGTGAAGAATTAAATATTACAAATAAAGAAGAATGGTTACATGAACAATGGCAATCAATAATACTAAATGAAGGTTCAGTACAACATTTAGATTTCATGACAGATTGGCATAAATTGGTTTTCAAAACAGCATTTGAACTTGATCAAAGATGGATAATAGATCATGCATCTGATAGACAACAATATATTTGTCAAGGACAAAGTTTAAATCTATTTTTTCCTGCAGGTACACACAAATCAACTGTAAATGAAGTCCACATAAGAGCATGGAAAAAGAACTTAAAAGGTCTTTATTATCTAAGAACAAATGCAGGTGCCTCTGCTGAAAAAATAAGTGAAAAAGTTGAGCAAAACAAACTTAAAGATTTTTCTGACGTAGATGATAAAAAACAAAAAAATGATGAATGTTTAAGTTGTCAAGGTTAATTAAAAAAAATTAATTTTAAATATTTTTATATATATTTAAAAAAAGTAGTAAAAAGATTATGAATAATTTAAAAAGTGTATATAAATATTTATTTGAAAATAGATTAAGCAACTCAAAAAAACTTTGTACTTTATTTGGTCCCGTTGCTGCAGGTAAATCTACACTTGTAAACAATATAAAATATTTAGGTGTAAAACATAGTACTCCTGATGATATTCTTGAATTATTTTTAGATAAATTAAAATCAGATCCTAGTGATACATATACTGATATGTTTAATCGTCACCCAGATAAAATTTATGGTCCAGGAGGATTAAGAAATAAATCTTTAGATATTGCAACAAAAAGACTTAATACTTGGACAGAATCTACAACAAAACATATAATGATGGATGGTACAGGTGCAGGTTATCAAGATTGGTATCGTGAGGAAATCTATGTTCCTTTTCAAGCAAAAAATTTTAAAATATTAATTGCAGTTTTATATGTTCCTTTAGAAGTATCAATTTCAAGAGATATAAGTAGGGGAGAAAAGGGAGGCAGATCTCTAGGAACAAAAATATCATCAGATGTACATACTAATTTAATAAAATCAATTCCTGAATATAAAAGAATTGCAGATGAAATGGGATTAGAATTTATTATTATAAAAGGTCAATATGATGCAAGTGCTATTAATGATTATGATGATGAAATATTAAATAATTACAGAGATGATATTTATTCATTTGATCAAGGTTTAAAATATATAGAAAAATTCTATACTACTGAATAATATTTATAATTAAATTATTTTTTCTTTTAAGAAATTATATATTATAAAAAATATTTATATCAAAAGGTTTTTTTATGCATGATCTATTAATATATGAAGCGCTACTTCTAGAAATGAGAAGGGAAGCAGTCACATTAGCTCTTGGAGAAGAAGATGGAAATAAACTGCTCAAATTTACTCAAGATGACTCTTATCACCATCTGGTTGTCAATACTGTAAAAAATGGAGAACCTCATACTGTAAAAGAATTATTAGATGCAGACTTGTTAAAAAGATTTAAAGACTTAGGTATATCAACAGCTTGGAATACTAATAAAACATTAACAGCAGAAACAGCAGGAGCTTCTGTAACGCTTGATAAACAAACCTCAGGATATAATGATTTTGTGCGTTTTACAGAAATAAAGAGCGGTTTAACTACAAAAACACCACTTCTTATAGCTTTAATAGATGATAATTACGAAAGAAGTAATAAACATTTTAATGTTTTAATAAACGACTCAGAATGGTATATAGTGTATCCTAAAACACAGTTGGGTTCAATGTCATTAGGTAGGTCATATTGGAATAGAGAACAAAATAAACTTAAATATGATGATACTTTTAATGATGGTGAAGGTAGTTATACAGGTAAAATGAGTTGGTGTACAGTAATAAATGGATCAAACAATAGATTTGTTTCCTATCATATTAATATGAGACTGCATATGTTTTATTGTATTAGTAAACGTTTTGGTCCAGAAGATAACAAGAGAAAGCTATGTTTAAGTCTATCAAAAGTAAAAGAAGAAGTAAAATTTTCTGGAGGATATTCTTCTGTAGATGGTGATAATGCTTCTCAAGATGAAAATTTTTTTAAAACAACATTAGGTAGCAGATATGATAAATTAATTAAGTATACAGAAGATAATTTAGAAGAAATAGATCCAGTTACATATTATTCTTCTTATAATTTAGTACAATACAATTCAGCTTTTGAAAACCCTAGAGTAGAAGTTGATATAGAACAAGCTGCAAATGAGTTAAAGCTTATGTTG